GTTGATACACTTAGATTATCAGTTGATGAGACAAAAACATTTGTCAATTGGGAAGGTAAAGACCAACCGGCTTTCTTATCCCGATTAGAAACATCGGAAGGCCCATATACTAAGGATGAGATATGGGATATATTACAAACCGATGAATGGAAACATAAATTAATAATACCTTCATAATATGCAGACAGTTTATATTGGAAATACTTTAGTAAATGATTTCTTTATTGGTAATGTAAAAGCAAGTAATGTAATTTCTAATCTAAATGGATTAGTTACTTCAAGTTTAATTGCTTGGTTTGATGCAGAATCTTCTGCAAGTGCAGAAAATTGGAGAACTACTACATATGGTAATAGAACTGGAAGTTTAAGTGGTGGAGCTGGTTATAAATCATCTTATTTACCATCTTATGAATTTAGTTCATCTCTTTCTACTATTGGGTTTGGTACACCACCTGTAACAGGAACATCATCTAGAACATATACTATTTGGGTTAAATCACAATCAACTGCATCACTATCTGTAATTCAATGGAATGGTTCAGCAGCAAGTGGTGATTTTATGTTAATAGGAACTGCTTACGATAATAATAGAAATAGTTTATATTTTAGAACTCTTAATTCTTCTTCAATAGTAATTGAATTACCTGAATTTAATTTAAATGAATGGAATTGTATAACTCTTACAACTGATGGAACTAATACTTGGTCAGCATTTAATATTTGGTTTAATGACCAAAAATATGAGTTTAGCGGAGGAACAACTTGGACTACTCCTTCTATAAATGCAAGTTGGGAATTGGGTTTAAAAGATAGTTCAAATCCTTATTCAGGAAGTATTTTCTCACAATTAGTATATAATAGAGAATTAAATGATAATGAGATTCTACAAAATTATAGCTATTACAGGTATAGGTTAGGTTTTTATTAATGAATAAAACTCAAAACATAATTGTTAAATAATAAAATAAACTCAATATGAAATTAGAAACTCAAAATTCGTATATTACTAACCCACAATTCGTTGGTGGAGTTCCTGTTATTCCAATATCAGGTTCTGCATTTGCATCTGCTTCTGCTAATAATCCACAATTTGGATTTGTAGCTGGTGGATTGTATGTTGGTGAAATTGGAACATTGGTTGTAAAAACATATGACCAATCAGTATTCACAATGGTATCTGCATCAGGATTTATACCTGGTATTATCACAGCTGTTTCAGCATCATCAACTGCTGGTAACATTGTAGCATTAAAATAATATATGTACAATTTAAACTATAACGTAACTAACGCTAGATTAAATAGACCTGTTGGAAGACCTTTTGTTCCAAGTCCTAGACTTGATGCATTTTCATCAAGTTTAGTTTTAGCTATTCCTGGTTCAATATTTAAAAATGGATATGTAAACGTATTTAATCAAATAAATGAATTTGATGATATATCTGCTTATATTGTAAGTGGAGCTATCATAGATGAAACTACAAATGCATATTATGAATTAGGTACAAATCAAAATGTATTATTAACTGGAAGCTATGGTAGCTATTCAGCATCATTTGATGTAAATAACTTTTCAAACATAGGATATAGAACATCAATGTTTTTTACAGGTAGTATAGCATGTACAATTGCTCATTCTGGTACAGCAGGTTCTGGCTTAAACCTTACATCATCAAAATCATTTACTATTGAAAGTTGGGTAGCATTTCCAATAACAGCTTCATTTGCAACCGCATCTGGTGGTGTTACTGAACCTATTATTGTTGTAGATGCAGTACCTAATAGAGTATTGGCTCAAAAATATATAGAAACATTGCCTGATAGCAGTTCTTATTTATATAGAGTAGGATGGAGTGGAAATACAGCACCAGCAGGAAATCCAAGAGGATATACACCTCAATCTGGTTCTTCTGTATTTTTTGTTGATTATGAAAGCCCAGCTCAACCAGGTAATGAAATAGCTTTATACCCAGCTTCTTCAAGTGGATGGACTCCTTATCAATGGAAACACTATGCAATTAGTTTAACCGCTAATAGTGGCTCTTCTGATAATGGAATTTATAGACAATACATTGATGGTAAATTAATATCACAAATAGCTGGAAGATTTCCAATGAATTTTTCACCCGCTGCACCAACAGAAATATTTGGAGAAAGTAATCCTTTCATAGACCCATTTAATGCTGATAGTGCATCTAAAGTATCAGGGGCATTCTTCCAAGACTTTAGAATTTATAATGGTACAAATAAGAATTATACTGGTTCGCAATTTACTCCGCCTCCAAGTATGATTATAGGAGAATTTCAACCATATCCACAATACAATCCATAAAAATTACTATAAATTACAATATAATTGTTAAATAACTAAATACAAAAACTATGAATGCAACATTAGTATTAAAGAAGATTTTACAAAACTTAGCATTGGTTAAGGAAGAAGTAGAATTGACATACGCAAAATTAGCTGATGGAACAATCTTGGAATCTCCAACCTTTGATTTGGGTGAATCTGTAGATGTTGTATCAGAAGATGGTACTAAAACTCCGGCACCAGATGGTGAGCACGAAGTTGTACTAAAAGATTCTGAAGGAAACGATGTAAGAATCAAAGTTGAAACTAAAGACGGTAAAATCGTTGAAAGAGAAAACGTAGAAGTTGAAACTCCAGCAGCTGATGAAGCTGTTGAAATGGAATCAATCGCTGGTGGTGACATGGGCGATGATGAAGAAGTAGCAACTGATGAAACTGCTAATCCAATCCCTGAAGATGAAGATAAAGAAGATATGAAAAAGATGGTTGAAAAACTACAATATCGTATCGAAGAATTAGAAAAGAAATACAATGAAATGGCTAATGTAAAAGACATTTCAGAAGGTAAGAAAGCTGAGAAGGTAATAGCAGAACCAATACCTGGTGACCCAACAGCAGTAAACACTGTTGAGAAAATGGCAGCTGTAGACCCAACTGAAGAAGTTGATGAAGAAGAATTGCCAAAATTGGATGGTGCGCCAATTGATGAAAATGCACAAAAACCATTAGGAGTTAAATTAGGTAAAGCTGGTAAGATTGGTAACTATCAATCATCAGTTCTATCTAGACTATATAAATAAAAAAAATTAAAATCATTTAACAATGAGAAAACAACAAAACTTTTCACAACCTGTATTCACTCAGAACACATATGCTGGTGAATTTGCAGGAAAGTACATTGCAGCAGCGTTGTTATCAGCTAAAACATTGGACAACCAATACATCACAATCATGCCGAATGTGAAGTATAAGAGTGTAATCCAATCAGTTGCAGTTGATTCAATCGTAAACGATGCATCATGTAACTTCACAACTTCTGGTACAGTAGCTCTTGCAGAAAGAATATTAGAACCAAAAGAACTTCAAGTTAACCTTGAATTATGTAAGCAAGACTTCGTAGCATCTTGGGAAGCACTTCAATTGGGCTATAGCGCATTTGATGAGATTCCAAAAGATTTCAACGATTTCTTAATCTCTTACGTTGCTGGTAAAGTAGCACAAGCTACTGAAGAAAGCATCTGGAGAGGTGTAGCAGCAACTAACGGACAATTCCAAGGTATTTATACCGCATTGTCTTCTTCAGTTGTAGCAGGTGGAACAACAGCTCCTGTAACTTCTTCAGTTTCAGGTTCTATCACTTCTGCAAACGTATTAACAGCATTAGATGCATTGGTAAACTCAATCCCTAACACTGTATATGGTAAAGAAGATGTGATGATTTATGTACCAACAAACGTAGTAAAAGCTTACCAACAAGCATTAAGCGGTGGTACTGCTGGTGCAAATGGTTGGAACAACCAAATGAACGTAGGTGAAAAACCATTGAACTTCCAAGGAATTGAATTAGCATTCTGTCCTGGTCTTGCAGCTTCTGCTATGGTAGCAGCACAAAAATCAAACTTGTACTTTGGTACTGGTTTATTGAGTGACCATAACGAAGTAAGAGTATTAGACATGGCTAATTTAGATGGTTCTCAAAACTACAGAATCATTATGAGATACACAGCTGGTACTCAATATGGTATCGGTAATGACATCGCTATCCATAAGAACTATTAATATATTTGAGTGAATAATGGGAAGGTGAAATTCCTTCCCTCACTCTTAATATGTTTAACAAAAAACAAATTAACTTAAAAAACTAAAACGTATGTCTTGTAATTTAACAATAGGTAGACAAGAACCTTGTAAAGATTCGGTTGGTGGTATAGCAGCAGTTTATTTCTGTAACTATACTGGTTCGTTTGGTGCAAATTCAGCACAATCAAGTACTGATGCATTATTAGAATCACTTCCAACTGGCTTGACGGTTTATGAGTATGACCTTAAAGGAAATTCTAGCTATACTGAAACAGTTAACTCATCTCGTGATAATGGTACAACTTTCTTCTCCCAAGAATTAGTTCTTAACTTGAAGAAACTTACTAACGAAATGACAACTCAATTGAAGTTGATGGCTTATGGTAGACCTCAAATCTTCATCCACACAATGGCAGGTGATACTCTATTGGTTGGACAAAGAGAAGGTGCAGATGTAACAGGTGGTACTATTCAGACTGGTGCAGCATTGGGTGACCTTTATGGTTATTCAGTAACTTTCACTGGACAAGAACAATTCCCAGCTCCATTTGTATCTGGTTCTACTTACGGTAACCCATTCGGTTCTGTAACTAACCCGCCAACAATTGTAAAAGGAAGCTAATTCCTTTCAGTATATCGGAAAAAATTAAAAGGTGGACACTAAGTGTTCACCTTTTTTATTTTCACTATAATCCAATCTAAATTTGTTAAAATATAAACTAAAGACGAGATAATGCTTACATACTATTCATCTAGCAACAACGTATGGACATTTAGAGTACAGCCAACAGGCTCCTCTAATCTTACTATGCATCTGCAAGATATGACAACTTTGGTAAATACATCAGCATCAATATCAAATTATTCATATGATGCGTATGAATCAAAGTTATCATTTACAGGTTCGCAAGTACAAACATTAGTATCAGCAAGTGTAGGAACTCAATATAGAGCATACATTTCAGATACAACTTGCTCTATTTGGCATGGTAGCATAAGTGTATTCACATCTCAATCAATTAACAAGCCTACTTATGTAAACCAAATTCCGTTGGAAGATGTTTATATTAGTAACGTAACGGATAACGAATATATAATTTTAGACTAATATGAAGTTGAATCAAAATTTAAGTGTTGTAAATTTAGCACAACAAGAAATTCCAGTTATTACTGAAGATACCAAAACACGTTACCAATGGGTACCTGTTGGTATTATTGGACCAGATGATTTCTTTCAAAATGTAATTGATGCATATAATAATTCTACAACTAATGCAGCTTGTATAGAAGGTATTGCTGATATGATATATGGTAAAGGTATTTTTACTAAAAATGAAGCATTTTCTGAAACATTTGGTAAAATACTTCCACAAGAAGAACTTAAAAGAGTAGCATTTGATTTAAAACTATTTGGTAATGGTGTTATCCAAGTTTATTGGGATGATTCACATTCTAAGATTATAAAGATGTATCATGCTCCGGCTCAAAACTTTAGAGCAGAAAAGTTGTATGATAAACCAAAGATTGAAAACTACTATTATTGTACTGATTGGAGTGACCATAAAGCACAAAGATATAAGAAAAAGATTCCAGCTTTTGGAACATCAAATGAGAAAATGGAAATTCTTTGGATTAAGAACTATTCGCCAGGCAAATACTATTATGCATTGCCTGATTGGATTCCTGCTTTACAATTTTCTTTTGTAGAGGCTGAATTATCTAATCTTCACTTAAACAATATTGAGAATGGTTTCTTACCTGTTGTAATGTTAAATATGAACAATGGTATTCCAGCTCCTGAAGAAAGAGATACAATTGAGGATTTGATTGAACAGAAGTTTACAGGCACTAGAAATGCTGGTAGATTCATTGTAACATTTAATGATGACCCAGAAAGAAAACCAACAATTGATATAATTCAAACTGATAACTTACATGAGAAGACCCGTTATGTAGCAGAATATGCACAGGACAGAATCTTAGTTGGACATCGTATTACATCACCACTATTATTGGGTATTAGAACTGTATCTAATGGATTTAGTTCTCAATCAGAAGAAATGAAAACAGCTTATTCTATTCTTCAAACAATGACAATCATTCCATTCCAAAGCCTAATCATTAACTTCTTAGCTGATGCGTTTGATAAAGGTGGATACCCTGAATCTCAATTATATTTTGAACAATTGACACCATTGGTAATTCTTTCTCAAACTGCAGAAGAAACAGGTCAAACAACTGAGCAAGTTGAAAAACAAATTAACGAACAAGCTGAAAACACTGCTGAGATTGAAGGAAATCCATCGGCAGTTGACCAAAATATAGAAACTGAAAACCTAAGTGATTATAGTAGAAGTAATCCTAATTTCAGTAAAAACTTTATAACTTATAAACTTCAATAAAATATGGCATACGCTTTATTTATAACACGCAACGATATTATAAAAAATACTCCACTTCAAGGTTCAATTGATGCTGATAGATTATTAAATTTCGTTAGAACTGCTCAAGACAAATACATTCTTAATCTTTTAGGAACTGTACTATTTGATTATTTACAAGCTCAAATAGAAGCAGGAACATTTAACAATTTAAATTTTTATTATCAAGACTTAATGAAAGACCATATTAAGCCAACCTTAATTTGGTATTCATGTGTAGAATACTTACCGTTTAGTGGTGTCCAATTCAAATCTGAAGGCGCTGTAAAACACGAAACGGATACCGCTAAATCGGTAACTAAGAATGAAGTAGATTATCTTCTTCAAAAGGCTATGAACAATGCAGATTATTACGCAACAAGAATGCAAAACTATCTAATATCATATTCAAATCAGATACCGCAGTATTATCAATCAGTTGGTAATCAGACTCAGATTTATCCTGATATGGGTAATGCTTATTTTGGTGGAATAAATTTATAATATAATGGGAGCAACAATAGTAAATAATATTGGAACTAATTATGTTTTATATTACAACGTAATTAATTACTTTAAAACAATAATGACAAATCACCCTAGCATTCAGCGTGTAACCTATGGTGATAATTGGGGTTTAGATAGTGATGAATTTCCGCAATATCCAATTGGTAATGTTTTAATTACAAATGCTAGATTCCAAGAAAAGGTATTACATTTTAGTGTACAACTTACTATTGCTGACAAAATTAAGTTAAAAAACAACGAAAGTATTGGTAGTTCTAACTCTCAAGAGATTCCTTTTTATGGAACTGATGATACGGTAGATATACATGCTAATACTCTTTCTATTCTTAATGACCTTTTAGCATTTACACAAAGAGGTACTGAAGCTTTGGATATTATTACTGAACCAATTGCTGTACCATTTAAGAACGAATTTCCTAACGCTTTAGCCGGTTGGGTTTGTACATTTGATTTAGAAGTATTCAATCAGCAAGATATTTGTTTATTTCCTAACCTATTAGGAACTACATTGGATATTAAAGGTGTACAAACTGATTGTTAATGGAAACACAAAAACAATTAAAAGATATTGCTGTAACATTTGCTAGATTGGCTGGTGTTTATATGACAAATGGTCAGTATTTCAAACGTGCTTATATTACAGGTAATTTAGAAAACAGAGTTGTAAATTATAACGATGTTTCTAAAATGTTAAAAGAACAATCTGATGGTAAGATTGTATTAGCATTAAATTATGCTCCACCTGGTGCAGAATATGGTTATTTTGTGCATGAAGGTAAAGGAACATCAGCAAAATACGGTCCAAGAAGATATTCCGAAGTTGCTGCAAATGATGTTGAAGTAAGGATGAAAATTGATGCATTTGTAAAATCCCAAATAGATAAGAAAGTTGAAGATATAGTTAAAGAGATTGATGTTCAACTTAAAGGATTTGCAAAAAAGTAACCATCAAATACTTTTTATTGTAAAAAGGTTAAATTAATAAAAGATTTTAGATGGCTTTATCATATACACAAACACCGGCAACGTGTTCATTAGCTCAATCACCTACAATATTTACATTGTATGAAAGTGGAGATGTTGTTCTTTCATCATCTTTCCAATACTATTTGGACCTATACTATTGGAGTGGAACTCCAAACAATTCAGGTTCAGTACAGCAATATACTATGGTTAAATTTCCAAACGTAAGCCGTGTTGGTATATTTGATGTAGGTAGAATTCTTAATTCAGCACTTTCTGGTTCAGTAGAAGGTACACCATCTAACGTAAAGTATTTTGCAGTTGATGGATATTTTAGGTATCTATCAGGCTCTGCAGCAACACCGGTAACATCATCGCATGTAAAATCTGATACATTCAAAGCATTAGATGGATACGCATTATTTGATGAACCAATTGGACAACAAATTACATCTAAATCTATACATTGGCCTATAATGACTGATGGACCTGTATCTCAATCTGTATTAGCTGAAGATATTGGATTTGGGGCAGTATATGTGGGAACTACTGGTGGTAGTGTACCAACAAAATTAGTTTATACAGGCTCTTTAGGTAATGGTGTATTTAACCTAAGTGGAAGTATATCATCTTCTCAACAGGTTCAACAATACCCTCAGGCACCTCAGGCGTCAGGCTTCCCGCTAAGCACTTTAACGGAAGCATATTCTATTCAAGCTTACTCAGGAAGTACAGCATTAGGGACGCCTATCAATTTTGAGGTAGTTTGTAAGCAAAAGTATCCTAACATTCGTTTGAAGTGGAAGAATAGATACGGACAATTTGATTGGTTCTCATTCTATATGGTAAACAAGCAATCTTTTGAAACTACAAAGAGAAGCTATCAACCACAATTAGGAACGTGGACAGCACCAACATTAACATACACACAATACGATAGTTCAAACTTAAATTACATTGTAGATTCTAAACAATCTATTACAGTCAATACTGATTGGGTTGATGAATCTTATAATGACATATTTAAGCAACTATTAGTATCAGAAGAAATATATTGGGTAAAATCAGCTACTGACCTTTTACCTCTTACAATAAACACACAAAACGTTACATTCAAAACAGGCGTAGTGGATAAAGTAATCCAATACACATTTGAATTTGATTTTGGACAAGGTTATAAACTTATATTATAATGGGAGTATTATCAACACAAGGAATACAATTTCAGCTTGTTGCAAACGATACAATTTTAGATTTATTCA